GTTAGACGAGGCTAGACGCAGAGGGGTTATTTAAGCGTAAACCGAGCGGAACTTGCTGAACGCATTCTTCCAGCCCTTGCTTTCGCTCTTGTTGTTAGGGTTGAGAGCTTTTGTTGCGGTTGAGCTATCTAGGCTTAAACGCTCCCTACAGAGTGCTAGAAGCCCCATGCCTGCGTCCGCAATGTCGGGAGACATGCCGTAGCGGAGCTTCATTTCAATCTTCGGCATAACCTTTATACGAAGGTTTAAATCCTTCACTCCGCCTTTATCTAGTTTGCGATGGCACATCTCCTGCATGAAGTCGTTGCTGATGCCCTTGATCTGTCCTGCTCGCATGAACTCCTTAAGGCTATACCAAATCTCCGACACAGAGTTTACATACCGCTCGTAGGCTGGAGTCTGATCGTAAGCGGATACAGGTTTGTCTGATGCTTTGCCTCCGAACTGGAGTCCGTAGACATCCTTGCTCCAAGCAATCGAGATAACATCACCTAGAGGCGCACCAGCACCGGACTTGTCGTATCCCGCGTGTCTGGGTTGCACTCCACGCTTTACGCATTCGTCTCTAAACCAACGAACAATCTGTTCCGTCCTAGTTGCCGACTCGTCAGTTACATCTTCTGCGAACTTCAAGAACTCATCGTATTGCAGCCCCTTGTATCCGTAAGGCTCTGCAAGTTTGCCCACAGTTCCGAAGTAAAGGATAGCTCTGTCTCCTCCGTTCGTGAAAGACGGATCAAGAAATGCCACCCTAACAAGCTCGTTGTCCAGCCAGATAGCCTTGTCTGTAGCCCTAGCGTTGACGATTTCAACCTCGCTGTAGATTTGATCGCTAACACCAGCGGGGCACCAGAAACCACGATACATGCGCCAATACGAGGCTGTATTGCGTTCGGAGGCGGGAACCTTCTCCAAGTCTTCCGGCCCATCCATCCACGGATAAACCTTCTTCCCGCGCATCATATTTGGGTTCTTTAGCGTGTCAAAGTGCAGACAGATTCCGCGCTCCGTCTCCCACTCGTCATCCTCTACGGAGATTGTTTCCCACCCTTCCTTGGGCTTGGCGAACTTACCGAACGCATCGACATAGGAGGCAGGGTTGGAGATTCCGATGAACTGAAAGCGTTCGCAACCCTTGCTTAAGTTGTAGAATGCAACCTCTGTAATAGCCTCTGAAAGCTCTGACAACTCATCCGCAACGAAGATGACATTCTTTTGGTGGATACCTTGCATCTTGCCTGTTGCGTCCTTCTCCTTCTTCTTCTCGCCGGGGATAAGCGTGATACCAGCTAGATCACCTTTGACAGCCTTACCGCTTCCGTCCACATAGCGGATGGTATTGAGCGAGTCGATTAACTTACCCGGCAGTCCAAGCTGTTCGCAGATTTGCCAATACTTTACAATCTTACCCCAGATGCGCTGCTTGGATGCTTTGATAGTTGTAGATGTAGCTAGGACAATCGTGTTCTCTGGATCAGCTAAGTAATTAACAATCGCCCAGATAGCATACATTTCCGACTTGCCGAAACCTCCGGAGCCAGCAATAGCAAGGTAGTCATACTTGCAGGCAGCATCCAACATTCGGTCTGCCCAAGGATGCCATATAAAGTTAGCACCAGCTTTCTTGTCGTTCTCAGGCCAAAGGGCTTTAGCTATCGTCTTGAAGTGGTCAGCAATCTCAACCCCACCAACATTAGACGGAATGCGTCGAGTAATCTTTTCTCGGAACATTGCTAGTTCAATAGCAAGATCGTGAGTTTGCAGACGCCAGTTAAATCCATACTTGTGTTTCTTGCCCTTTATCGGCTCTCCGAAGATAGGAGCGGAGTTCCCTTCATTTACTGTCATGCGGTCATGTTGAAAGAACAGCATTCTTTTTTCAACATAATTGTTGCAACATTTATGTCCTTGTGTATATTTATACCCCGCATGGCACACGAATTCAGCGAAGAATGGAAGGAACCCCGAACACATCGGGTTATCACTAAATGTCGTAAAAGCGAATGGCGACTCTTTAAAGCCTACCTCGCGTTTCAAGGAAAGACCGTCACCGATTGGTTTGACGAGCAACTTGCAAAGGTTAAAAGCAAACTAGAAAAACAATGACGCTCCTTCAAGCATTGGGTTTAGATAAGACACAAGCTGAAAAGTTTGTTGACTCCCAGCGTCCTGATTATACTTTCGAGGTAACAGTTCTACCCGAAGATTATGACAATGGCACTCGACACGATCCCGTTAACAGCCCTCTGGCTCTCGCTATTCGTCGTGCATTGGAAGGATCGCAGTTCAAACTGGAAAGGGCTGGCTTTAAAATTATCATTATTTCTCGCGGTATTTACGAGTATGGCTTCTTTATGCCTCGCCGTGTTTGGCGCAAAGTAAACTGCCAAGAATTCGCAACTGATCGGAAGCCAAGTAGGCCGATCACATTCACCGCAACATTCTCTATGCTTTTCTAGTATGAAACTTGTAATACCCGTATCCAAATCAGACCGTGAACTTATTCCCAACCTTTACTCAGCTTTTGATAAATTCACATTCACAACCGATCACGATCTTGTTGTTATTGGCTCACATGAGGTTGAGTCAGATGCTTCCGCAGTTGCTGCACGACTGAAGCCTAAATTCTCGTCCACAATCGTCCACATTATTCCAGACAACAACTTTGGCTGGCCGATGGCTTGCAATCATTTCTGGCAGAATACCTGCTACTATCTCAACGCATCTGGAAACAACAAGCCGTTCCTTTGGTTTGAGCTTGATACAACTCCCATCAAGGACGGATGGCTCGACAAGATCGCCTATGAATACCACAAGGACACAACCGATGCAGTCTACGAAAAACGAGTTGCTAGGAGGTTCCTCGGTAGCCGAGAACGCAACTACGAAGGGAAAAATGGAGAGTTGCTTCCTGAATCCGTGGCTGGAAGCCGCATGTCCCCTGTTGGAGTTTACCCACCTGAAATTTGCAAGGCTCCCACGCTTACTTCCCTCAACACGACAACTCGTCATTGGGCATCGGTCCACCAATGGTATTGTGTTCCGTCCTTAATTAACTCGCGACTCATACAAAACAATTGGCGCACAAAAAACTATCGCATAGAAAACGGAAAGATAGTATGTGATTCGATTGCCAACTTGGCTTGGGATGTCCATTTTAACAATCCAGTTGACGAGAACGCTGTTCTTGTTCACGGGTGCAAAGATGGGAGTCTTATCAACCTATTGTTGGACAATAAACAAAACGATATGAAGATAGTTAAACAGATGTCCGTTGAGGACGCCGAAGAAGCAGCGGAAGAGTTTGAGGAGAAAGAAGAGGCGAAGAAGACTATTAAAAAGTCACCCTCGTTCTTCCAGTTGTTTCGTGAAAAGATAAAGGAACAAGACGATGAGTGATGTGCTACAAACAATTTCAGAAAGCGGAAAGCCGCCAGTAAGTCGAATCAAAGACGCCAAGTCCGCTTATGAGGTTTGGGAGACACTACGACGAGCAGATGCCGTTTCTGCTTACGACCGCTCTAAGATTGATGCGGCATACGACAACGAACGCCCTTACGACGAACGCGCCCTCATCAACGCAGGACAAGGCTACCGAGTCAACGTCTCTTGGGGATTTGCAAAGCAGGTTCTTGATACAGCGATGGCTGGCTACACAGACATCATCAATGCTCCGCAGACATTTTTTTCGTGCCCGACAATGTATGGTCCGATGGTTGAGCGTGACGAGCTTGAGAATGTTATCGCGCAAGAAGTCACGGCAGCAGTCCGTTCTTGGCGCAACTTTTTCCCAACCTATCTGCGTCTCTGCAACTCCTTCATCAAGCACGGGGTAGGAATTGCTCTATTCAACGACGAATGGGATTGGCGCTGGAAGGCTACGGATATGTCCGACTTCAAGCTTCCACGCAAAACAGAGATCGGTCAGGAGAACATTGACTGTGCAGCCTGCCTGCGCTTCTACAGCCCCACACAGCTTTATCAGCTTATCAAAGACGAAGAGATCGCTCGTATCAACGGATTCAACGTAGAGGCTTGTCGCAGGGCTATCATCTCTTCGGTAAACAATAACAACAACCACTACCAGTTCCGTCAGTATGATTGGGAGAAGTTGGAGGTTGAGCTTCGCAACAACGATCTTTATTTCACAACCCA